CATATTTGTTTATATACTATTTGTAGTATACACAAAAACGTGTATCTTTGCATTATCAAATTAAACTGATACAAAGAAACGAAGATTAATTCAGATTTCAAATAGTATAAACATATTAAAATACACGATTATGAGCACGAATTTTAGAAACAACATGAGAGAGGTAATGAAGAATGCACACAGATTCTTCAAAGTTACAGGTGAAAGTTTCTCTGAATGCCTGAAAAGGGCTTGGGTGGTTTATAAGCTGTCAAAGGCTATGAAGACTAAAACGGTTCAGTTTTTCTATCAGAAGGTATCGGGCGAGATTCGTCAGGCATTTGGTACTATGAGAGAAGAGGTTATTCATGACAAGGTGAAAGGTACAGGTAAGGTGAAAAATGATGATATGTTTACTTACTGGGATACTGAGAAAGGGGCTTTCAGAAGCTTCAAGAAGTTCAACCTTATAAGAATCGCTTAACCGCTGGCAGGTGAAAGCCCTGCCGAATATCGTTCTTTGACTTATTGATGATGCAAATTTTAAACTATATAGATTATGGCCAAGAAACTATTGTCGCTGTATTTACGATACAGAAGGTGTAAGATGTTGAAGTTACTACTTAAAAGTGGAGTTGTAACAGAAAATACAGAAACAGCTACCATAGCTCGTATGACTGATTCGCTGATACATTATATAGACACTGGCGAATACGACAAAAGCAGGGCTTATCCTAATGGCTATCGGTCGGCAATGTGACAAGCACGCTGAAATTAACGGTGTTTGTTTTAAGGTTGTTGTATTTGCCGCCAATATTGCCAATATCAAGTACGCCTATGCTGATTTTCCCGTCTGCGGAGAATGATTGTTCAAGCGATAATGAGAAATCAACTCGTTGCACGGATGTTATTTCTTCATTATCCTTGTTCATTATTGCGGTTGGTGATACTACCCCGAAAGTAGTTGGGTTTATGATGGCACCATTCTCTTTAGCGAATGGCTGAGCATCCTTCACCCCTTTGATTATTTCCTTCAGCGTTTCGCTTATGAATTGATTTAGTTCCATAGCTATTTCTTTGAAAGGTTCTCAATGGTTCTTTGCTGACTTTCAATGATAGAGAGCAGGCGTTCGTTGGTGATGGGGGTTGGTTCTTCTTTTGGCGATGATGATTTGAACATTTCACCCTTACCAGTAAGAAGCCATTGAGCAGATATGTTTAACGCTTCTGCATTTACTATGCTGCTTAATACATCATAAGATGGTTTACTTTGTCTTTCACCTAAAATAGTATTCATTGTAGGTTGCTTAACATCAACAGCCCTACAAAACGCAGATATATTACCATTAAACAGGTCATCTGCTATTTTTCTAATTCTTTCTTGTACTGACATAGTTCAATAGTTAATTAATGCAAAAGCATTGGATATTTAATGCAATATCATTTGTAATTGAATGCAATTGCATTATATTTGCATCATCAAATAAGTTTGATACAACAAAGATAGATAAAAGAGAAATACTAAGCAATAGTATAAACGCATTAAAAAGATATGGATATGAATGCTTACACGATTAACCAGCAGTTGGATAGCCTTTATAAAGATTTAGAGGCAGCTCACAACAACGATGAAAGGACTGTTTGCCTGATGTTCAATGCTGATAGCAAAAAAGAAGTTATCCAGTTGATAACGGATGAGATAGACAGTTTGGAAGATGCCTTAAAAGGTTTTGAAACTTGTGAAGATGATGGCATGGATTACGATGCTCTATGCCGGGTACAAGGTATCAGCCGATACGCATAATACACGATTATGCAATGCACGACAGCCCTACGGACGGATTGAACGGCAACCGATAGCGAGAATCGGGTAGGGTACTATTGATTAGTTCTTTGAAATTCTGTAAAAGCAATTACGGTGTAAGTCATAAGCCGTTTTTGCCAACCAAAGATAACGAACGCACATAAGCAAGTTGGGGCTTGTGAGCTGTGCAATGTTTAACAATTAATAGATGTGTAACCATAGTCACTGAGGTGTAAGTAATGACGGATTTGGCGACCGACACGCACATCGACACATATAAGCCCGTCCGGTCTATGATACTGGGTACAATCCGTTGGAGGTATGGCGGGCACTAACTTTAAAACTACATGTATGAAAATAGAAAATCGTAAAAAAGCTTGTGGTTTGGCAATAGAGTATGACAGTATTGAAAGTTTCATGGAATTTGTATCATCTTTAAAGGCAGAAGATTGTATTGAATTGATTCGTAGAGGTTCTAATGGCAAAATTCAGGGTTATTTAATACGTGATAGAGAGCTTATCGAAATGATTATCAATGGGGAACTTGCAAATCTTAACCGACGTAAGTCAATAATCGAAAAACAATTAGAAAGACTTTAAATTATATAATTATGAATGTTTTTATTAGGTTGTTAATGGCCGTGTTTTTCTGTTTATCATCTCTCTCATTTGTTATGTTTACTCCGTTCTTTTTAGTATTATGGATATTGTCAGGGAAAGATTGGATTGGTGCTTACACGGATTGCATTTTTAGCATTTGGGATAGAATGGAAAAATTAATGCATAATAAAATAGAGAAGAAAGATGATTAAAAGAATACTTCAGTATTTCAGAAAGAGAAAAGAACAGAAGTTACGCAAAGAGCTTCTTCTGAAAGTTGGCACACACTCAACTACCCAAGCCGTTCAAGCCTGGGTAGAGTTCATCCTTGATGGTAAGACCTCTAAAGAGCTTCTTCTATCAGCTGGCGAAGATGAGAGAGTGAAAAATTGGATTGGATTATTAGGCATCCAGTCTCAGCAACCCAACCATCCCGCTGATGGGGAGTAGATACATAAATTTTACATAGTTGCTTTTCTCCGAATGTGACAGTCTCAATGGCTGAAATGTGATTTACATTAATCAATACAATCTCTTCCCCTTGGGGAATTTCAATAAACTGTTTCATATTTCTTGATTTTTAGATTTGACACCTTAAAATTAAGAAAATCCCCTGACAATAACGTGATGTTGCCAATCGAATTGGTTCAGGGGAGCCAACTAATACATACAATTATGAAAACAATCCAATTCATTTTATCTATATTGGTTAGTATATGTGCTGCCGGTATGCTTTACGGGGCTATTACTACTTACAGTCCTATGAAAATATTCTCTATCACTATAATGAGTGTTATATGTGTAGGGTGTGTGTCGCTCATGAGAATAACTTATAGAGAACTTAAAACAGACCGCTAAAAGGTAGTCCTATAATCCGGCACAAGGCGCATGGGGATGAGTGCACAATAGCCATGCAAACCAGCCGGGCGGTAATCATCCGAAAGTAGCATTATTGGAATGTATGTGGTATTTAATAATAATCATATTCTTTATATATAGGTCTCATTACCCCAACAAGAAGTAGGTTCGACTCCTACCTTTTTAACGACATTTTAAATTTATACGATTATGACAGTGGAAGAATTAAGAGGCATGACGCATGAAGATTTAGTAAGGCGTGTGCAGGAACTGGAAGAGGCTAACGAGAAATTAGCTGAAGAGAAAAATACATGGTATAAATCTTGGAGTGATTTGAACCGGAAGTTTGATCATTTCAAGAACGCGGTTAAAAGCATTGTTCTGATAATAGATTAGATATTCGTGTTTTATATTGTGTTTGTACTGGGTGTGCCGTCCGTGAGGATAGTGCACCTTTTTTAATCGGATGGTTAGCTTATCGGTTAGAGCTTCGTGTTGCGCAAACAATTGGCACGATTGAGAGGGGTTCGATTCCCTTACCATCCACGAATCATTAATTAAATTTTACTCTTATGGCAAAAGAACTGAAAGAAAGAACAGAAATCAAGAAAAAGCTGAAAAAGAAGAATGACAGAATCAGTTTTGACTTTAGCGACAAGCTTGCTGGACAGCTTCGCAGGTGTACCGCTGACCTTAACAGGCTGGCAAGGATTGACCGGATAATAGACAAGAAGCAAACTTTGTATTCGGTGGACACTAACAGGGAAGCCGGATATATTGAGGTTATCCGCAATTATTAATCAGCTGACTTACACGATTATGAAGAGAGTTTTTAATGAACTTACACCTGAATGCGAGATTACGGCACGAATGTATGCACAAGGGTATGAGAAGAAGGAAATAGCCGATTTGAAATGCAGGGCTGTGAGTACGATAAACAACCAGTTGCAGAAGGCTTTTGAAATTCTTCATGTAAGAAATGGAAGAGAACTTGCTACCATGCTATATGAGCGTCTGGCTGGCATGAAATTCACTATGGATTTCCCACCAATAGCCCGTTCTGTTATCGCCTGTTGTTTATTATGTGTGTTTTCAATTACGTTTTATCAGGATTTCCATTCAGATATGCGTAGGGCAAGACGGACTAGAGAAGAGAAAATAGAATTTCTGAAAGATATGATATGAAAAGAGGAAAGGTTGAATCCGTACAGAAGCTTTGGCTTAATAAGGATGAAGCGATGGCTTATTTGGGGTGTAGCGTTGATTACCTTGATAAACTTAGGAATAACGCCCAGGTTTCATTTGCCAAAGATGGAAAAATGATTTGGTACAATTTGGAGTCGATCAACAGATTTTTGAATAGAATGAAAGTAATATAAACCCTTTAAATTTTACGATTATGAGTCTTATTAAAAAATCAAATGAATTAGTAATCCCTACCACAGTAAAAATGATGATTTACGGTCAGGCCGGTATGGGAAAGAGTACGGTAGCATTGAGTGCTCCGAAACCGTTATTATTGGATTTCGATAATGGCGTTAAGCGTATGAATATGGCGCATTTGGAAAACATAGATACTGTACAGGTCACTTCATGGAGTGATGTTCAACAGGTTTTGCAGGAGGATTTGTCTGCTTATCAGACCATTGTAGTTGATACAATCGGTAAGATGATGGATTTCATCATTACTTATAAATGTGGCAGCCGCCAACCGTCTATCAGGGATTGGAACGGTATCAATGCAGAGTTTTCATGGATGACACGAACACTTTCGGGGCTTAACAAGCACATCATTTTCGTTGCCCATCGCGACACAAGAAAAGAAGGTGATGATACGGTGTTTATCCCTGCCTTGCGTGAAAAATCCTACAACTCTATCGTTACTGAACTGGATTTGCTCGGTTATCTTGAAATGAAAAGCGAAAGAGGCGTCCAAAGACGTACCATCACTTTTGACCCAACTTCAAGAAATGATGGTAAGAATACTTGCAATCTTCCTTCAGTGATGGAAGTTCCTACCATCCTTGACAAGAATGGTAATCCAACCGCAAAGAACGACTTTATCACCGCCAAGATAATCAATTCGTATTTGGGTATGCTTGCTGCCAAGAAAGAGGCACAGGAAAAGTATGATAAAGTTATTGAAGAGATAAAAGAACAGATCGAACTTATTACGGATGCGGAATCTGCCAATAATTTTATCGCGCAAATAGATAACTTTGAGCACGTTGGTTCTTCAAAGCAAATGGCGGCAAAGTTGGTAGCTAACAAAGCGAAGTCTTTGAATCTGAAACTTAATTCAGAAAAGAAATATGAACCAGCAGCCTAAATATCGTATTTACGCAACGCTTCTTGATGCCTTTGGGGCATATCTGAATAGTGATGTGATTTGGGATAAGTACTGGGGGTGGTCAGAAAATCCACCCCATACTCCTGAAGAATTTCACGAACAACAGTTTCAAGAACTGATAGACCGGATTAACCGCAAGCCATTCGACAGCGAAGCGGCAGACCGTGGCACGGTTTTCAATGAAATCATTGACTGTATGATTGAAAATCGGAAATCCGAAACTGTGCAAGTTGAAAAGGTATATAAGGTAATACGCGAAGGAGCTTGTGACGAAACAGGTAAACCTTTGTATTACGATGAGGTTCAAACCAACGAGGTTATAGGTTTGAAAGCTACCTATAATAATCGCGTTTTTACTTTCCCAATTTCACTTTGCCGAGAGTTTTCCGGTTACTTCAAAGGAGCATTAACCCAACAAAGAGTAGAAGCGATTCTTCCAACCGCATACGGCAATGTTTTGGTTTATGGGGTAATTGACGAGCTGATGCCGGCCAGCGTCCACGACATCAAAACAACCGGTAGTTATACCGTGGGAAAGTTCAAAGATCACCACCAGCATTTAGTATATCCATACGCTTTAATGAAGAACGGTTCTGATGTACGGACATTTGAGTATAACATTGTAGAGTTCAACAAAGGCGGTTATGTGGTAGATACCTATACAGAGATGTACGTTTTCAACCCAGAGCGTGATATTCCTATTCTCACTAATCATTGTGAAGAGTTTATCCGGTTCTTGGAAGAAAACAGAGAAATTATAACCGATAAAAAGATATTTGGAGGAGAAAACTAATGGCAAATCAAATAACCGGACGGATAATTCAAATCGAACAGACCGTCCAAATTACGTCCAAAAACGGTGGAGCTACATTTACCAAACGGGAGTTCATTTTAGATGCTACCACTTACGACCCCTATACGGGAGAGCGTAGCGAGTATGAGAACATTATTCCCTTAGAGTTTTCGGGTGACAAGTGTACAGAACTTGACCGCTTTAATCAGGGTGATGTTGTTACTGTATCATTTGTCTTACAAGGGCGTTCTTGGACGAATCAAGACGGAGAATTCAAACGTATGGTATCCATTCGATGCTATAAAATAGAAGCGCGTGGCGGTGTATCTCAATCCCAACAGACAACATCGATACAACAGCCAGCGTCACAACCGACTTATCAGCAACAGCCGCAGAACTTTCCGCCTCCGGTTGATGCTAATGGCAATGTAAAGGATGATTTGCCTTTTTAGCGTATGCTGTTCGACTTGAAGAATGAATATCAAATACCCAAGTTCAAGGAGTATGTAAACAAGCTGTTTAGTGAACGTGCGGTGGTGGAAGTGAAAAAGAAACTACCTAACCGCACGCTTGCCCAAAACAGCTACTTGCATCTTCTTTTAGGGTATTTCGGTAGTGAGTACGGTTGCAGTCTCGACGAAGCAAAAATTGATTTTTATAAGAGGACTTGCAACCGTGATTTGTTTGAGAGAAAGACGGTCAACAAGAAAGGTAAGGAAGTAACTTACTTAAGAAGTTCTGCCGAACTGACAACAGGTGAAATGACCCTGAG